TACCACCTGCATACACATTTAAAAATAATAAATCATTATCTATTTTTGTTCTTCCATAAGAAAATAAACTTATTCCTAATGTTGGTGCTACTATTTCTGTTCCTGCTGTTAATCCAAGATTTACATTCGGATTCCATCTAAATTTTTTAGTTTTTATTTTTCTTTTTGCCCAAGTAACATTATCTACATTAATTGGATATTTTATATTAGCATATTCTTTTATGAAATTACTATTTATATATGATTCTACAACTTTATCATATGTACCATCTTCTCTTTCTGACATTACTATATCTGTATGTAGATCTAATTTAAATAATTGTGATGTCCATCTACTTTCATTTTCGTCTAATTCAAAACTGTAATATACGTTACCTATCGGGTATTTTTTACCTTCTATATCATTTCTAAATAGTGTTGTTACATCATATGATTTTGTTTTATCTTTATCTTTATATATGCTAGTTTCTAATTCTTGTACTTTTGATTTTAATGATGTATTTATTACTCCTATTTCTGATACTGTTTGATTTAGTTGTTTTATTTGTTTTAATGCTTCACTATTATTTTCTGTTAAAACATTAATTAATTTTTTTAAATCTTTGTTATTTTCAACTAATCTTATGTGTTCTACTGAATCAGATACAGTATGATATATAGTTTCTTTTGGCGCGGGGTTAAAAATACCTTCACCATTACCATTTAAAAATCCTATCACTTTAAATACAATTATTAACAATATAACTATTTTAATTATTGAATATAATCCATTTAAATTATTTAAATCAAATTTCATATGTTATTCCACATTGTCTTCCTTTAATTTTGTTTGTGCTATTATTCTACAAGTAGCCAATGTAATAAACCCACCACCTAAAAATGCCAAACCAGCAATATCACTAATCCAAGGTGCATTAGTTGCAGGAGATAAATGAAACATCCCCCATATAACAGGTAGATACATCATTACCATCCATTGGTATTTTACAGACGCTACATTTCTAAAAACTTTTTGTATCCATAAATCCCAAAAAGTTTTATTGAACGCACTAATCTTTTTAATACAATTATCAGTACATAATTGTTTTTGTTTTACTTCAACATCTACGGTCATTTATTTTATCTCCAAACTTATTATGAATAAAAAATTGCCCTATATTTTATAAAGGTTAGTTTAATATTACTATTTCTTTCTATTTAATATTGCCATATCAGAAATTTTTGCTACACCTCCTGATTGGTGTTGCTGCCAAGAAGATCCAGGCTCCATTCCTTTTACTAACCCACCTGCATTATGTAAAACAGGTGCTAAACTTTTTTCTTGCTCTTTTAATAAAAATTTTATACCGTAACCTAATAAAATTAAAGCCGAGTATAAATCTTTATTTTGATGTTTTTTTGGAGTATCAAAATGTAATAAACCACTTGGTGTTTGTGTTACCACTATACTTCTCATTTGTGATTTTAATTTATCGACATCTTCAAAAATTTCACCAGCTTCATCTTTAGTTGATCCTACTGGTGCTTCTGGAAACAATAAACTATTACTTTCTAACAATGCTTTTGTAGTAAAATTAGCATCTGATATCCAAGAAGGTGTGAACACAACCATTTCTAAAATATGTCTACCTTTCATATTAATATGATCAACATTTGTTATATCTATTATTGGCTCTTTATCATTATAACCTTCCTCTAATAAATCACAAACTGCTTTTCCTCCACCACCTTTATCCATAAATATTCTTGTTATTTTAAATTGTGAACAAATAGATTGTATACATGTTGCTATTTTTTGCGTGGTGTCTACTCTCAAATTTATACACTTTACAACTCTATTAACTTCCCCAAGTTTAATTATAACAATACCACATCCAGCAGATCCTGCTTGATTGGGATCAACACCCAAAATATACGATGATTTTGATTTACCAATCAACTCTACAGTGTGTCCAGAATTTGTAGTACATGATTCTAATAGAGATGCTTTAAAAAAACCTTCTGAATCAGAAATCATTTCTGCCTCATACTCCATTCTAAACTCATCTGTTGACATTATTCGTTTTGATTCTTGTATATTATCATTATCAAGAAAACCATCAGGTAAATCTGTATAAGGTATTTGCCATACTGAATATCTACTATTTTCCCCTTCTTTATCAACCATTGACCAATGATCTTGCATACGTTTCCATATATGATTGAATTTATAATAACCAGACGACATTACAATCATTTTATTAACTTTTTTATCTTCAAAATCACCTTCCGTAGCAATACCAAGTTCTATTAATTTTCTTTGTTGCTCTTTTTGTCTTACATTTTCCATAGGAGAAAGAGTTGTAGCTGCAAATGGTCTAATTACAAGATCAACTATTTTAGACGGGACTTGTGCAAGCTCATCAATACATATTGTATAAAATCGTGACCCACGTATTTTACTACCATCAACTCCTAATGGTAATGCTTCAATAAAAGAGCCACTAACACCACCTATCGCTTTAAATTTTAAAAAACATGAATCCGTATGTCTTGTTGGTTTTTTTTGTACTGCTTCTCGTAGAATAGGAGATTGATCATAAATTTTTTCTACTTCTGAAAAAATCATTCTTGACTGTCTAAATGATGGTCCTATTAATCCTACCCTATGTCCAGGAAATAATAAGGAAGATAATGTTGCTAATGCCCCTAACAAATATGTATTATGATTAATAAACCCATTTGCAAAATAATTCGGTTCTTCTTCCATATCCATCATAAAATCATAACAATCACCTACCCAATCTTCTACACTTTTTATTGTGTCAATATAATATTTTTTTGTTACATTACTTCCACGACCAAATATTTCTTTATTAAATATTTCAATACTATCTTGAAGAACTTCAATTATATATAAACCTTTTCCCTCTTTATATACTTTTGTAATTACTCCGAAATTTAACATCATCATTTGTATTTCTCGTAATAATTTTTTTGACGCAGAACAACACACAACTAAATACTTATTGTTTGTTATATCATTTATAGAATAATAACCCTTGAAAAAATTTATTTGGGAGATTTTAGAGGATGTTCTTATTATTTTCGGTACAGACTTTAATCTATTAACACTTTGAATTTTATATTTATTAATAAATGAATTAAAATTTTCAAATATAAAACCATATGTATTTAATATTTTTTTATTCTTATAACATTTATAATTAACATTATTATTAAAACAGTAAACTTTACAAAAATTTAATACTTTATCATCATTTATTAGAATAGATACATTTCCTAAATCGTCTATAACCATACTTTCACTAAGTAATAATCCTACTAAATAAGCATCATCTTTATCTATTTTATTATCAGTAAATATCTTTTGACCTGACAAAATACAAATTGAATTACCAACTTTAAAGTCTTCTGACATCTTATATATAAGTTTACCATTATTATCAATAGTTAATAATGGATGTTGATTGCTACCTTCATGTATAAAATTATTTTTAGTTGTTAATTTTTTCCCCTTTATATTTTTTTCTAAACATAATTTATTTATATTTCTAAATCCTTTAGACGTATATAATAAATTCTTAAAGTCTATAGTAATATCCTCTTCATCATTTAAATACGATGGTATCTTTGGTAGTTCTTCATTTAAATATATTAATCCAGAGTCTTTTAAATAAGCCAAACTATTACATGATACGCTTTTTCCAAGACCACGTGAACATATGCCGATTACATAATTTTTAAACCACATATCATTGAATAATAATCTTTGAATTGGCGCTAAGTCTACTCCTAATAAATCATATAATGCTATACATGGATTTTCACGATAAAATTGTAATAATTCTTTACCTTGATTAAGAATAATCTCAAATTTTTTATCTTTGCTGTTTATCATTTAATTCCTACTATGTTATACATCATTCTTATTCCCTTCGAAACCCTTTCGCCGTTCTAACATTTCCTGTTCTTTTTCTTTTAATTTATTTGCTTTATTAAGTAATACTAATTTTTTATCCGCATCAAATGCTACAGCAAGGTCCACTATCGAAAAACCCCTCATTTCAGTATTATTTAATCTATCTTTTCTTCT